GAGTCTTACGTGGGCTATACGCTGCGTACACGAGGCCCAATTGCATACTCAGAATTCTTTTATTACGCTGACGTATGCGCCCGAACACCACCCCTCGGATGGATCACTTATCAAATGGCATTTCCAGGACTTCATGAAACGCCTTCGGAAACACTCATCTCCTCAGATAATCAGGTATTTCATGTGTGCCGAATATGGGGAGAACTTCAGTCGCCCACACTATCATGCATGCCTTTTCGGGATAGACTTCCCAGACAAAGACCCGATACGCGAGTCCGAGGGAATTATTCTATACAACTCAGCGACCCTTGATAAAATTTGGGGCATGGGCTTTACGAGTATCGGCGATGTTACTTTCGAAACTGCTGCCTATACAGCTCGATACATCACCAAGAAAATTACCGGAAAACAAAGCCATGAGCACTATCAAACCACCTGCCAACATACGGGAAACCTCGTTACACTTGAGCCGGAATACACCAATATGTCACTTCGACCAGGTATCGGCAAACAATGGTATGACAAATACAAGACCGATTTATATCCGTCTGACTTCGCCATTCACAAAAACCGGAAAATTAAAATTCCAAGATACTATGATAAAATTATGGAACTCGAAGGCGGAGACCTCGAGACTATAAAAAGAAAAAGGAAGGAACAAGCTAGGAAACTACTCAAGGAAAATACACCCGAGCGCCTAGCCGCCCGGGAGAAAGTCAAACTACTTAAATTCAAAACACTATCTAGGACATTCGAAAATGATACATAAAATCTACGCTGTTTACGACTCCAAAGCAGAAAGCTATACTCCCCCCTTCTTTGATCACGCTGAAGGCCGAGCCATCAGAACTTTTGCCGACTGCTGCAACGACACCAATCACCAATTCGGAAAACATCCCGAAGACTATACCCTTTTCAATCTTGGTGAATACGACGACATGACCGGGTCAATTGACCAGTCTAAAATATCGTCTATCGCCACCGGTCATACACTACTAGAGGTTAAATAAATGCAATCTGTCTCCCAGCATGATTTCGCGAGAATCCCCAGCCCGTCCATTCAACGTTCTAAATTCGATCGTTCTCACGGATTCAAAACCACCTTCGATGCCGGGAAGTTATTCCCCATCTTCTACGACGAAGCCTTGCCGGGAGACAGCTTTTCCCTAAACTCAACATTCTTTGCCCGGTTAAATACTCCAATCGTCCCCATTATGGATAACATGTACCTGGAAACTTTCTTCTTCGAAGTACCGGTACGCCAGGTCTGGGACAACTGGCAAAAATTCAATGGCGAACAGGATAACCCGGGCGATTCTACGGATTACCTTATTCCAACCACTACCAGTCCTGCTGGTGGATACGAAGCCCATTCTCTCGGAGATTACTTCGGCATTCCGACTGAGGTCGGCGGTCTAGAGCATTCAGTATTGCCATTCAGAGCAGTCAACCATATTTACAACACCTGGTTCAGAGATCAGAACCTACAAGATCAAGTACCGGTGCACAAAGGAGATGGCCCAGACCCGTCTGAGGACTACATCGTATTATCTCGCGGAAAGCGTCATGATTATTTTACGAGCAGCCTCCCCTGGCCGCAGAAATCGGATTCTGGATCTGTTGCGCTCCCCCTGGGTACCCGTGCCCCTATCGGTTCAGATGCCCCCTCAACGGGAGCCGTCTCAATTCTTAACGCAAATGCCGGTAACAACTACCGGACTTTGGATTCTTCCGGGCCTGAACTTCAACCGAACGCATTTAGCACCGGTATACCCCAAAATGCATTATTCGCTGACTTGTCAGAAGCTACAGCCGCCACTATTAACCAACTTCGCCAATCCATAGCCGTACAGCGCCTATTTGAAAAGGACGCGCGCGGAGGAACTAAGTACATCGAAGTAATCAAGTCCCACTTCAATGTGAATAGCCCAGATCTACGCTTGCAACGCCCCGGCTTTCTCGGCGGTGGTCGATCAACAGTCAATATTTCCCCTATCGCTCAAACTCAATCTTCGGGCCCCCAATCCGATACGCCACTAGGCAATTTAGCCGCTACCGGTACGATTACAGGTTCTGGGCACGGCTTTACAAAATCCTTTACCGAACATACGATTATCATTGGATTGGCCTGTGTACGCGCCGACTTAACCTATCAACGTGGACTCGAACGCTCGTGGAGTCGTCAAACCCGTTTCGATTTCTATTGGCCCGAACTATCCACCATCGGCGAACAGGAAGTATTACAAAAGGAAATTTTCGCTTCCGGTGATCCTACCGAAGACGACCTGGTATTCGGTTACCAGGAGCGTTATGCAGAATATCGCTATAAACCTTCTATGATCACGGGCAAATTTCGCTCTATCGATGCCCAATCACTGGACTACTGGCACCTCTCTCAAGACTTCGAAGTCGCTCCAACGCTATCAGATGCCTTTATTTCCGAAAATCCACCAGTGGATCGGGTCATTGCCACCCCTGATGAACCACAATTCAAAATGGATGCTTATTTCAATCTAAACTGCGCCCGGCCTATGCCGATGTACGGTATCCCCGGACTAGATAAACTCTAATGGGTTTCTTCTCAGGAATAACCAAAGGGATAAAAAGTATCGTCAAGCCCATATCGGGTTTGGCAGACGCTTTCGACCCAGTATCCGGACTCGTCAAGGGCGCCGCTTCTGCTTATGGCGCCTATCAACAGCAAGAAAATTCCAAAGATATGATGGAGGACTCACAAGACTTTTCAAACGCTCAACGAATTGCAGCCCAGGACTATGGCGCCGAACAAGCAAATACCGCGCGTGCATACAATTCTAAAGAAGCCTCAATAAACCGGCGCTTCAACCGAGCTTCCGCAAGGCAAGTACGCGACTGGTCTACTCGAATGAGCAACACCGCCGTGCAACGTAATGTAAAAGATATGCGCGCAGCCGGCCTTAATCCTATTCTCGCAGCCGGTGGAGGTGCTTCAACGCCTTCTGGTGCTACTCCATCAGGATCAGCCGCTAGTTCCCCTTCTCCAACGTCATCAGGTTCACCTGGTCAAATGGGTCAGTCCCAAAACGTACTTGGTTCCGGCGTAACAACCGCTCTTAGTGCTTCTCTGGCTTCTGCGGAAATCAAAAAAGTGAATGCTCAAACCAATCTCACAAATGCCCAAGCGGGCGCTATCACTCCAATATCTACAGCCGGTCAAGCGGTCGGCGAACTAGCCGACTTCATAAAAAAATCAGGTGTCAATACAGCCGCCTCTATTCAAAAAGCAATTAATAATTTCTACAAACAGCAATCGGAGATAACCGGAACCGGAAAAAAGTCCCATGACGCTACGGCTTACCCTCTTGGTTCTCGCCCTGGTAAACCTTTATCTTCTACCCAGCCTCGACACTCTCCAGAGTTTTCAAAAGGAAGAAAGAGGAAACTATTCGATTACAATGCCGGGAACGCAAGTGGAAAACATTACTGGCTCGCCAAAACCGATAAATGGTACACAAAATCGGAATTAGACGAATACAATAAATCTGTCAAATCAAACTGGAAATAATATGAAAACTGACCGCCCCCACGCTCTCGACCTCTCAGAAGGTTCTCTCACCAAGCAATCATTCAAAGATGAATGTAATATCAATAAAATCATGGATAAATTCCAACGGACTGGCGTCATTCAACACTACGCCGCCCATGCTCCTACTTATGGGGATGCCTCCCCCATAGAATATCTCGATGCTCTCCAAACCATCGCAACGGCAAACGAAATGTTTGACGATCTACCGTCTAGCGTTCGCAAACGCTTTAACAACAATCCCGAAGAATTCCTTGAATTCGTACAAAATCCCTCCAACCTGGAGGAATGTCAACAAATGGGCCTTGCCCCTTCCCTTACCTTGTCGGACAACAAGCCCGACAAAACTCATAAAAAGCCCGTATCAACGGCTACAGAGCCCTCAGAGGCTCCAAAAACAAAAGATGATGGCTAACCACCCGTAAAGACTTTTAAGCTCTCTACGGTCTGTGTACGCCCTCCTATCGCTATATACCCTCTAAGGCCCCCTCCGGGGCCTTTCTCTTATCTACTCTCTCTCAAATGCAACTTTAAACCCATGCACAGTTCTATACTTGATGTAACTGTGCTAGGTGACACCAAGTCACCTAAAAACACTTAGAAGTAACACTTCTAAACTTATAACTATTCGATTACTATCGATATAACTAATCGGTATTTCACATACCGATCCACTTAACTAAACTTCGGGAATGAAAAATGAAACGAAGAAAAATGACCAGGCGGTCATCAAACAAAAACTTCCAACGCGGAACACGCGTCAACAAAAAAAACCTCAAAGCATCAACTCCAATGCGAGGCGGTGGACGACTGTAACAACTTACGAACAGCTTGAACTACGCCTTGGGGATACTCATCTCCAGCTTGACTGGATATGAAAAATGCCGTGTTACTCACCCTTAGACGCTTGGCGAACTACCGAGACCACTTCAAACGGCAAGAAAGCAATTGCTTTCAAAAGATCCGCAAATACGACAACCCCTCTGACGCTACCGTGTGGTCAGTGTATCGGTTGCAGGCTGGACAGGAGTCTTACGTGGGCTATACGCTGCGTACACGAGGCCCAATTGCATACTCAGAATTCTTTTATTACGCTGACGTATGC